AAATGGGTCAACCACATTCGGTACCAATACAGTATATGGGTTACCAATACAATGACAACCATCAGTGGTTACCATGGACATAGCACTATTAGGTTGTGTAAACCCTAAATATTGTGGTCTAGGTCTAACACCTATATCTTGTGGTAACGTTATACTAGATAATTGAACCATCCAATCACACGCAATTGTACAACCACATTTACCAGTATTATCACAGCAAAAATAACCAGTATTTGTTGTTTGACCATTCTCTATATCGTAATGTATTATCGGTGTGCCACCAATCTTAGTACAACATTCTTGGTTTGCATAATTTGTTGTATTGTATATTGGTTGATTGTTTACATCAACATATACTGACCCATCAAAATTAAATTGAGCATAATTAAATTCATATAAGCCTTGTTCTATATTATCAGTATATGATATTAAATTTTTACAAGGGTCTAACACCCTTTGTGAGCTATTTAAACAAAGGCTCATGATATTATCTAGTTGTGGTTCATCACAACCACAATCGTTTAACACAGTCGATGGATTTGGGTCAGCTTCTATTGTCGGTATAAATACAACACAATCACCAATATCAGTATTATCTCCAGTAGTTATTTGTACGGTGTCAACAGTGGTTGCTGTTGATACGTTTTCAAAGGTACCAGACTCATAGTTTGTATATAGGTTTTCAACATCTGTTACACTAGTTACAGAACTTAATAAAACTGGTGTAAAGCTAGGTATAAGCGTTTCAAATTGTCTTAAATACCTGTTACCACCATCATATGGGCCAACGTGTGGGTTATTACCTGTTAGTATGTCTATTGTTGAACCAGTTCCACCTGTTTCTCTAAACCATAAGCCATCACTCTGGAAGTATAAGCTATCTGTGTTGGCGAAAGGTCTAGGGTAACCGTCATTATCAATAGGGTATAATGAAATATCATCATTTAACCCATTTAACGTTAATATTTGTCTAAATAAATCAACATCTAATGGGGCCGCTGCTCTATAAACATATTCATTAAATGTAAATAAACCCATTGGTGCGCCTATAAATCTAAGCAAGAATTCAATTGATTTTCTAGCACCCTTTGATTTCCAAAGCCATGGTGTGTTTAAAATTAATCTTCTCCAAAGTTCAGTATCTGCCTCAACAGCTGTTAAACCAACTGTTTGACCAGAATATGTTGATGGTGAAGTGGTAACATAGTTTGCTAAAAGATTGTTCTCTAATATAGAAGAAACCAAATCCCAACCTAATACTCTAGCTAGGTTTTTTAAATAAACATCTGGAGTGTTATTCTGTCTATTATAGGTTACCGTGTTGGCAAACTCAATACCAGTTATAAATTGATTAATCTTATCAAATTCAACACCATAAATTTGTAATGTTTTATTTATTTTTTGACCAGTATCATCTTGGTCTAGGTCTGATAAGAAAAGAGGTGTTGTATCAAATGATGTAATAGATTCAGAAACTAAGAATCTAACCATAAGATTACTAGATGTTAAATCATTTGCAGATGATATATCAAATAGTTTTGACGCATAATCACCATAATCAGTTGTGTCAAAATCAATATTATAACCATCACTTACAGGCCATGTTACTGTGTCAGTAACATATAAAATAATCCCAGTATCGGACTTCAACGGATATGTAAAAGATGCCGTATAAGCTGGTGTAATATTTCTATTTAATAAGTAATATTCAAAGTCTGGTAATGTATTGAAGAAGGTTTCTTCAATAATTTTCTTTGGCTTTATATGGTAATAAAAATTATATGTAGATAAGTTACCACTAAAAGGATTTCCTTTAACTTGTAAGTATACATAGTCATTTTTTTCATATGTAGATGCTGTGAAATTTATTAAATCATATTCAATATTATTAAATAAAACAACGTATGAATTATAATTTAATGTTAAATTTCTTAAATTATTAGATGAATTAAAAGTGTTAGTTAAAGTACCATTATTTGTGTAAACAATTTGGAATTTATTGTTTATAAAATTAGTGTTAATCTTAAATGATGAAATTTCAGATAACGTGTCGTATGTGTAGTTTTCTACCGTGAATCCATTGATTGTGTTACCGTTAATATCTTGCGAAACTGGTGTAACATATAACGATGCTGGCCAATTGATGATTACATTCTCTAAAGCTACCCTAACAAATTCGGTCAACGAACCAAATAAAGCATAATAGTCTAATTTGCTTCTATCTAAATTTAAAATAACGTTTGCGTTATCATCTAGTAGTGTTTGTGTTTGCTGAACTGTTAAATCTATATCAGCAAGGGTAATAAAGTTAGAAAAAGAAGTAGTGTTATATATCTTACTTATTTTAGGGTCAATGTTTGTTGTAACAGAAAAACCACCCATCGTAAACAATGGGGTACCACCATCACTAGTCAATTGTAAACCAACTAAATCTGGTGTGAAGTTTCTATATTCAATACCATCGGTGTAGTATACTCTTTGAGCATACCCAGCTACCCTTATTCTATCATTATTAGCCATTTTATATTGTTGTTACGGATGTAAATGTTTTGTTAAAATCAATACTTGTACGTTGTTCTCTAATTTCATACAATGGATTACCAGTAAACCTATCTTTTATTTCGTATAAGTCGTACTGTTTGTAAATATCATTATTAAAATTATAAATCGTATAAATACCATCTTCAAGTGATTTAGATTGGTTACCATACAATGCAAACGCAAGTGTTTCAATATCGTTTTGTACCATTTCAACTTCAATCATAATCGGATTAAAGAATGTGTTGGTTAATATAATCTGTTGATTTGGTTGGCCAATGAATGGTAACGCATTAGGTTTAACATTAGATGCCGATGATGGCGATACCGTACAAAAAGTAAGTGTAGAGTTGTCATTAAAACGATATCTAATCGCTTTTTGATTTGAGTTAGTTAAGTTTTGATTAACTGGCTCCGCTCTACCATTAGAAGTAATAATTCTAAAAAAATTATTAATCTTAGCGTCAGCTGCTGAAGTGTTAGCGTTCAAGTATTCTATTCTATAGCCAACCAAACCATTGTTTTCAAATTTAGTTAAGAAATTCTGTGGTATGGTACTCAAATCAAAGATAATACCACTAGTGTCTGGATACGCTGATAAAACACCAACATCTACTATTTTGGTTCTAATCTCTACTGGTTTTATAATAATTGTGTAGAAGCCCTTGACACCAAAATTAGCTACAGGTAATCTAAGCGTATACATACCACCAAATACTTCAAAACCAGTAATGTTTGATTGTGATTTATTAGGGTTATCTAATCTAATTAATACATCATTAGGGTTTAATTTATTTAATGTTGTATTTGAATTGTTATCTCTTGATGGTGTGTAATGATAAAAAATTTCCACATCATCTGGGTTTATATCCGCTGGCCTAACTATGCCAAATGTTCCTGTTGCCATACTATTTTGTTTTTAGTAATATAATAATAACTTTTTTAAAGTATATTTTATTGTTTAGTTAAGTTATAAAAACCATTATTATATCTAGTTAATTGTCCTAAGTTTCTTATTTCAGACATTCTTAAATGATAATCTAACACACTTGTTACACCTCTATCAATAAATACATCATTTTTAACTTCTGGTGGAGAAATAATACCAAATAAATATTCTTCTTTTGTAAGGGCCGATAATGAGGTATTTGTTTGGTTTCTACCCTCACCAATAAACATAAACGATGTTTGTGGTATTACATTACTTATACCATCTATAACAACATTTCTAGTTATACCAGTATAGTCTGAATATTGTATACCTGTAGTTTGATTCTCGGTACCTATATTTATGTCATTTTCTGTATCAAAAACATATACCGTAGGTTCACCTGTTAAAGCTATTCTACTCACACTATCGTTGATAGTGTTACCATTGTAGTTTACATATGTGTTTACATCCATATCAAAACCTACCACATACCTATTAGATTGCTTATAGGTCATTAAATCATCAATTTTGGTATCTGTTAAACCAGATATTGGATTATGTTGTGTAGTATAGTATGACGATTCAGTATATGAAGGGAATCTTAACGTTAATAAATCAGTTTCAGTGATTCCAGTCATGCTAGATGGTGTTCCACCAGTCATAAATGGGAATGAATAACCGCTTAATGCTAATCTATCACTTAAAATAGTGTAATCTGGAGCACCTAAACCTAATGGAGTGTAGTCTAAATCAGTAAATAACCCCATATCATCAATGTTTTGTGTTAAAAAAACATTGATATAGAAGGTTGTGGCAGTTAATGTTCCCCAATTTAACCCATTAGACCTATCTGTACTATCCTCAAGTGATATTTTTCGTTTAATTACTTCCATTATAATGCTTTTATTTGATATAATTTAACCGATACAGAGTTTAATGATGGGTTTATTGTGTGTGTAACGTTATTTGTACCAGTGTTACCACTAATACCTTGGTATGTATCATCAATTTCATAGTAAAAACCAGTAGTAGTCCTTACTAATTTATACCTAGTATACAATTCATGTATTAACACATCAATAGGTAGTGCAGTATTTTTAACCATCATATTGATAGAGGTACCATTTTTAGCATTATTAAATGCTGCTCTCATATACAAATACTTAGGGGTACCAATATTAATTTCATCTTTATAGTAATATAAATGAAACCCTTCAGAGAAACCCATTGGTTTTAATATAGGACTTGATAAGGTAAACATAATAGGAATTTGATTAGCTGGTTTTGGTTGACCAGGAATACCTATCACTTGATTATAAATTAATAATTGAGTCTGAACGTTAGGTAACAAATCACCATCACTTAATTCTGAAAACAAACTAACGCTTGTTATTAAATTTTGTGATAATGGGTTGTCCGAATCATAAAAGTTTAAATTCAAAAATGTTTGCTTAAACACTTCACGTTTAAATTTAATATCTTCATCTGTAAAACCAACGGCACCATATGTTGTGGCACCAGATAAGTCAACCAAATATTTTACCTCAGCAATTTTAATTCCGTTTAAATTAATTGGTAAAAATCTTGTTTTTTCATAGTCAATAATTGGGTTGATTGCCTTTTTGGTTTCTACATCTACAAATACACGATTAACTAATTCAGCTTGGTCTACATTTTGAAATTCCATGTTTATCGGAATGTTTATAAATGTTTCAGTTGAAGCAGTTGAATAGTTATTTAAATTTATTTGATATCTATTAGCAAACATTTTCTGATGTGTATGTATTAAATTTAGTTGTTAAGGTTTCACCTAATGGGTCAGCTGGAAAATCAGAATAATATAGATTCCACATATCAAATGGGTCTTGTCTTTTTAACGTAAAACAATAGTTATCATACATATAATGACAACCATTTAAAAACGGATAATCTAATGGATTATTTTCTATTTCATTTGTACCTATTGGTAATAAATCTCTCCATAAATATCTACCATCACCTAAATTAACAGCGTAGTCTGGCATATTTACAGTAAATTCGTCACCTTGTTCAATATACGCAGAAAAACGTCTAATTTTGATTAAATTATGAGCTTTGTAATAATACCCTTCTTGCCTTGGCCCCAAAGATTTTGTCACCGTTGTAGGTGGTGTTGGGTTGTTACTAAATGGACTACCTAAATTAGTTATGTACGTTATATTAGGTGCTGTCTCTCTATTTACAGTATTAAACCTATGTGATATATCAGCCAATACCGTTTCTTTAACTTCATTATCGTTATATTCAACTATATCACCATAAAAGTAATTATTAGCTATACTCACACTAGTTTCTAACGCTATGTGTGTTGTAAATGGTGTTAACCCACCATTGTGTATCTTACTTATCGCTGGAATATTTAATAAGTGTATTTCCCCCCCTCTTCCGATCTA